CAGCCGTACCTCCTGCGGGCACTGCTGTGCCATTACCGCCAACACCTCCGTTCACAGCCTGCACAAGCCTATCGTTAGCGACAGTGCTAGGGGCTATGCTGACAGTGGCCCACTGCCCGTTGTTTGGGGTATACACATAGAGGATGTCAGGGATTGCCCACAAGGGTAACCGCACTGAGGTCTGCCCCCCAGAACCGCCGCCGCCGCCGCCGCCAGCCAAGCTGTTTGCGCCTATGACCCCTGCCCCACCGTTACCACCAGCACCAATAAGTAAGATGTGGCACATAGACTTACCGCGCGGCTTTTGCCAAGTCACAAAAGGTACGGCTGTTGTTCCGCCTTGCCCCACAAACACCTGAACATCAGCGTTCGGGTACTGCGAAGGGATGTGAGATATGTCTAGCATGGCATTACCATGTCGTGATGACGCAGAAGGCTGGGCCGCCTATACCAATATTACCGGCTGTGCTGCCTGTGAAGCCACCACCCATGCCGCCACCTCCACAACCGGGAGCGCCGTTGCCACCACGCGACTGCACAAGGCCTGCGCCTGTGGCGTTAGAGCCTACACCGCCGCCCCCTGTACCGCCGTAGCCGTAGAGTAGGTTGGCAATAGGTGTGTACCCGTGTGCGCCGTTTGCAGGAGGAGTTGTACCCGTGCCGCCTGCGGGTGCTGGATTTGCGGGGAATACTCCTGCGACAGTGAACAAGCCGCCAGCAGTGCCTGCGCCTACCGTGGTCGGGCAAGCGCCACCGCCTGTGCCCCCTGTTACCAGCAATCCTGTGACAGGTAGAGTGAGCGCACCACCAACTGTGCCTGTGGTTGTTCCTGCACCGCCTGCTGTGCCTGCTTGTCCTGCAAGTGCGGAGTCTAACCATTGCCATCCCAAAGGCATACCAGCGGCAGAAGGAGCAGCCGCCGCTGTGCCTGCCGTGCCTCCTGTTGTAGTAGCAGCGTTGCCTCCCGCGCCGCCAGCGGCGGCGATAGCGAGACAGTTGTTAGCTACAATTGCAGAAGGGGCAATATAGATATAGCTGATGACACCAGAGCCGCCGTTGGCTAACTGAAGGTACAGAGTGTCAGGGATAGCCCATAGAGGGACCATTAGTGACACCTGCGCTCCAGACGAACCGCCGCCGCCTCCACCTCCCGCTGCCCCAACTACGCCAGTACCACCACTTCCACCAGCGCCAACCAACAGAATATGAGCCATCGACTTACCGCGAGGCTTAGTCCATGTCCGCCATTGCAGCGCAGTTACCGTAGCGGAGCCAACAAAAGTCTCAACCGTAGCCGCCCCGTAAGGCGTAGGGATGTGGCTGAAATCAAGCACTGAGAATCTCCTGCGCCCGTCCCAACGCAATCAGTCCAAAATCTTCCATTGAGGCCAAGCCAGATATTGTGCGCGGGTCATCCAAGTCGATGTCTGTCGTGGCGTTGAACTTAGCCAGCCACACCTCAATAGCCACCACAGTCTTTGCCGTGGAGTAGATTGTCTGAAGCTCTGCATCAGTGAAGCGGTTCATGTACTCCAGCTTGCTGATGATTCGTGCGGGAGGGACGTAAGGTGCTGGCTCCTCAGCCACAGGGTCAGGAAGCGCCCATGCGGGAGCGGGTGGGTTTGCGTCCACCACAGTGCCGCCGTAGCCTTGCGGAGAAATGGTGTTGCCGTCCATGTCGGTGTGACGGACAACGTAGCCATTAAGAATCTCCTGATAGCCAATGTCTAGCAGGATGTATTGCATCAGTAATCTCCGCCGATTGGAACGACAACCCAGCCTGCTGCCACCGTAGTGCCAAGGCCCACATAGACCTCCCAATTAGGAGGCAGTGCAATGTTCATGGGGTAGTCAATGTCCACGGTAGCTGCTGTTGCCGATGCCGTTGTGGCAGGCAGTGTCAGTTCGCCGTACAGCTTGGAGTTTCCGACACCGGAGTCGTCAAACGTGCCATTGGTGTACATCGTCGTCTGCGAGTAGCTGTTGGTCGCGCTGGTGAAATATCGGGTCAGCGCCTCAACCGCGTTGGTGACACCGACATAAATACGGTAAGACACCACGTTGACGTTGGACGGCGCAGTCCACGACCAAGCGATAGAGCCTGTCGTACCTGTCACCACTACACCTGTGGAGATGGTTCCAACGGGAGTCAGCCGACCAGCAGCATCAACGGCGACAATCATCCCGTAGTAGGTTCCTGCCCATACCGTGCCGCCTGTGCCGGATGGCGTACCTGTAGGAGCGCCAATAGCAGCGCCGAAGTTCTCGCTTTGGTCGCCGTCATTCAGGTAGATACGCACAACGGTTGCCACGTTTGTACCCAACGCTTTGAAGCGCAGGCGTTGCAAGTAGCTTCCGTTGGTTGCATCAGCGGCAAACACTTCCTTGTTGTATGGGCTGATACCTGTGTAGTCTGCTGCTGCGGTCTTGAGCAATGCTGCGCGGGTGATAGCACCACGGCGACTGTAGATGGGGTCGTTATTCGCTGCCATATTTTCTCCTTAAGGCATTGCCAAGCCGCGAATCTGTGCGGATTGCAGGCCGATGTTTGAGTTTTCCAATAGTTCAGAAGCGGCGGTGCAGAACACGTTTGACGTACCCGAGAGGGTTATCAGGTTGTTGCTGTTGCTGCTTGAGCGCACGTTGTCTCTTGACAGGCCAGTAGTGCCGTTGAACGTACCCTTGCCAACCTCCCAGTTGCTTCCACTGACAATCAGGTACTGCACCACGCAAGCCCCGTTAGGGAAGCCAGAAGCGAAGGACTGATAGCCCGTAACAGCGCCCGCAAGCGTCACAGCGCCCGTGCCAGTTGTTGCAGTGGTCTCTTGAACCCTGTCGGCTAAGTAAGGCATTAGGTAATCTTGAAAACGCCAACGGTGGCGGTCTGGTCAAGGTCAACCGTGACAGTCTCACCGACTGCTACCACCTGAGATGAACCGTAGTCCCAATATCCAGGGATGATGTTGGCAGTCTTGTTGACCAGCAAAGCATAGCGGAAGGTGAAGCCACCACCCGTTGCCGTCCACACGGCAGGGTCTGCCAGCACCAGAACAAAGTCTGAGCCATTCATGCCGCTGGATGTGGTGCTGACGTTAGCCCCTCCTGCGGTGTAGCCTCCAGAGGTTGCTAGGTCAGTTGTACCAGACACGAAGGCATCACTGCCAGGGACGCTGTTGGTCAGCGCGATGGCCCACTGGTCTGTACCGCTGTTGATACCCTCGACCAGCTTCTCAATCGCTGCGGGGATTTTCACGTAACTTGCTGTTGGCATTCTTAGTTCTCCGTTTTAACAATGGTTGCATTTTCAATGGCCCCTGCAAGATTTCTCTCAAAGGTCATTGTAAACTTGGTAGATTTCTCTTTAGGTTCCTTCTCCATCACTGTAACCTGTGCAGGAGGTGTCGTAATGTTCGCTGTAGATGGCGCAACTTTGATGATAGGCTGAAGTTTAGACATATTAGCCACAACATCAGCCAATAGAAGTTCTGTCTTACTTTCATAACTGGACATTCCTCCACCCTCAAGGGCTTTAAGTCGCTTCTCAATCTGTTTAGCCATTAGCTCCACAACAACTTCAATAGAGGCTCCGCTGGCTGCAATTTCAGTCAAACTAGCCATTACTCACCTCCCATTGATGCTTTAACGAGGCTATCTACCTTGGCCTGATCTTCATTCTTAGCGGCTTTACCAGCCATCTGAACATCCACCATAGCCTTCTTGGTTTTCACTTCCTCTTCCTTCATCATCAACTCAGCCACCTTAACCCTACGGTCAAACTCTTGGTTGGCTTGGTCATCTTCAGAAGGCAGGTTACGGGAAATAGCTGACAAGACCTTGGCCTTAGTCTCTTCAGGGGCCAACTGAGCCTCTACAACGGCCTTTTGAGCCTCTGCGGCAGCGAGTTGACCCTCTGCCTGCACCTTGGCAGTTTGAGCCTGCTGTAGGGCCATTAAGCTCTGTTGCTGAGCCTGTTGTGCTGCCTGAGCCTCTGGATTGGGCTGAGACATCTTATCCAGCTCTGCAATCATCTCTTCACGGTTGCTCAGGCCACTGTTGGACAAGATGCCTTTGAGGATGACAGGAAGGACAGGGGTATCAGGGCCAAGAGTCTGTAGGAGGGCAATGAATTGCTGCTGTTCATACTCACGAGCAAGGATGCCCAAAGAGGCAGTAGCAACAAACTTCATGTCAACAGCAGGATAACGCTCAGAGTCAAACTGCATACGCCGATAGACGGACTTATTGATGAACGGGACTAGGAAGTCCTCTTGGAAGTTCGTTAGAGTACGCTTGTACTTCTTAATGACCCCAGACAGAGCCATAGACATACCCTGTCCACCACCTGTATCGCGGCTAGTGGGCGATGCAGATCCGTTAGAATCCATTGTCCCTGTAGCCTGCAGCAACATCCGCTCAAAGTTCTGTGCAGTGGTGATGTTGGAGCCATCCGTAGTGCCAAACTTGAATGGCATCAGGATTTCAGCAGGATTGCCGTTGGTAAGGATAGATTTACCTGGTTTTACCTCAAACTTCATTCCACGAGGAAGGCGCGTTGCATCCATACCCATCATAGGGGCTGTGGTGAGGGCTAGAGAGTCCATATGAGCGCGGAGTTGCCCATCAATGGCCTTCTGCATATTGTAGGACTTCTCAACGGTTCCACGGCCCCAAAAGCGTCCAGGAACGATGTCATTCTGGTAAGCTACAACAGGGCGATCCTTCATCATGTAGGGATTTGCCTCTGCCTTAAGCAGTTTTCCGTCATTGCCAATAACAATGATGGCTTCTATGAGGTCAGAATACTCATCAGCCGTAGATTCTTCAGGGAAAAGGTCAACAGTTTCAACTTCTTCTTCACTGTCGATGGATTCCAGCAACTCACGAGGGACTAAACCGTAATAAGTGAGGACTTTGACCTTATCATCGCTAAATTGGCTGATTTCCTGTGTAGGATCTAGGTCTTCATCGTCAGAATCAGTGCCAATATCGACTTTGCGATAGACACCCTTCTCCATATTCTCCACAACCTTGTGAATTGAGACAAACTTCTCAATGGCACAGCCCATTGCCTCTTCAACAGAGTCAGAATTAGGGTCAATAAGGAAGTTCTTAGGGTTGACAGGCTTCAGCGTCACGGCAAAGCGGTCAGATTCCATCGTCCCAAAGGCTGCTTGAGGCATTCCTGGAATGGCTTGAGTGGCTGGAACAACCTTTACAGCCTCTTTAACAATGATTTCACCAATACCTGTGCCGTAAATCTCAGACAACAGGATGATTTGTTCAATAGCCTTACGTACTTTGTC